ATTGTATTTTTTCACCATATATCAATTTATTCTGTTGTTTAAATTGAATATTGCCGCTGTCACCATCTTCTAAGTCTGTTAATATTATTTCACTCTCAACATAGTTTAACGCGGGTTCTACAGACCATCCTTTGTCCCATGATAATTTCTCTGTCCAATCATATATATTACCGGTGCCCACATAATATGGGTATGACTCAATAATAATTTGATTTGGTACCTCAGGGTCGGGTATAAATATAAGATTATACTTCTTAGCAATTGAACTAAGTATATCAATTTGCTTGATATTCTCATCAATAATTAAACTAAAATCTACATAATCACCATCTCTAATTTCTACAATTGTATTTGGTGGTAATGGATAATAAGCCAATGGTCTGTTAGATAATCCAACACTTGAATTAACTGTATCATAACTCAAATATCTATCAAAGATTGGTAATGTATCACAAGGATAATTACAATCTACATAATCTTCAGAATAATAAACAATCTGTCCATATGTATCTCCTGCCGGTATATTAATAGTTCTTTTATATGGTGTTGCTGCGCCATGACAATCTACAGTTTCAAAGTTTAATATAACACTAATGTCTTGATTACATAATGCAGGAATACCTGTTCCTAATTTAACAACCCAATAGGTTAAACTTGTATTAACTTTTTGATATGGTACATCACAAAAATATACCAATTCACTTGTATTTACAACTTCTGCAATAACCTCAATACCTTCATATCCATATACATCAGGTGCCGGTACTCTATAAGTTAATTTGGTTGAGTCATTTGAGAAATACCCATAGGTATATAATAGTTTCATCCAAGGTGTTGACATAAAGTCTGACTTGATTGTATAACCATAATTCTTAAACATCAATTGAATTAAACTATATATATTAAGTGCCGGTTTTAATTGGTTATCTCTTACACCATCTTCAGGTGAATTGATATAATGTTTTTGTACACCGGCAGCATATGCTGTAGCATTATTAACCCATCTACCAACCTTGGTTGCGGTATAGAATGATGTGCCGGTTAAACCCGTTAATTCAACATAGTTTGTATTACCACTTGTTTGATAATTATAACCATTGTGCATGACAGGATAAAAATAGTTATTGGGAACTTCACTATCACTTTTTAATGGTTCATATCTCCATGCCGCGATTGTATTCATCTGATTGAACACGTGGTTGAAATGATAATCAACATCATTAAAGTTTAAATCTTTTAGTAAGTTATTACCTATCTCACCATATAAATCACCAACATTAGAATATAATGTAATATCATACTCAACTTTTGAGTTAAGGACAGATACTTTATTTAACTTCATGTAACCGCTGAAGTAACTCTCATCATCAATTAGTATTTGACATTGAACCTTATTGGTTACGTCAAAATATAATGATTGAGTATCGACATTATAAAAATCCTCAAAGAACCTATTGTTCTTTTTACTGCCGGGTAATTTAACACCCACAGAATAGTCAGAGTTTCGTTTTGATATGTCTTGTAGTTCCGCAAATGATTTGTTTATCTTTAAAGGAATATCGTCGTATAAGTCAAGAAAATCATACTGTGGTACAGTAAAATTGGTTGTTGAAGAATTACCATCAAAATATACACTAAATGAAGATTGAAAAAACGATATATTATTGATTACAAAAGCAATCATATCACCATCTTTAACCTCAAAATTTGAAACAATATGTTCTGCGTATGTATTGAATATTAATCTAAATTCAGTCTCACCGGCATGCTTAATATAAGCGTTAAAATAACTACTACCAATTGACGGAAATGGAACCGTAACATCATAGTAAAATATACCATTACCAATTACTTCAAAGTCAATTGATTGTTGTCCACTATTTAATGCTGTTGTTCCCGTATATGGTGATAGACTTGTACCTGCGCCACCATAAGTAACACCCGTAGTATAATCAACAACATCTAAAGCAGTTGCGCCGGTTATTACAATTTCACCTGGTATTGTTGTTTGTACTCTTAAAACAGTCTGTTGTTGACTCATGTTAAAAACCTTTGTTTACGAAGAAGTTATTAGCTGTCTTCAATGTTATTCTGTATTTACTTAATTTTCTGTGTTTCTTTGTAATAGACTCAACTTCAGTTGACAATACTTGCACCGGCGTTAAGTCTTTATATATTTTATCTTGTCTATCTAATGGTGATATATAATCTTGTCCCATGATGTAAACTTGTGGTGAATAGAACATCTGTTCTAACCATTGTCCTTGTTCAACTGTTAGATAATTTGACTCCAATATAATTTCCTGATTAACTTCCGTATTGAATGTCTTCGTAGACCTACCATAGTCTCTGTCTGGTGAGGCCAAATTGGTTGAGTAATACCTTGAGTCATATGAAGTAGTTTCAATCTTTTTGGTGTCATTTCTGTAACTCTCAAATGTAAAGTAATCAAAACCTCCACGTGCATTTAAGAAAGCAACTCTTGTATTTTCAGGAAAACAATTTTCATATAAGTAAAAATAGAATGCTTCAGATATTGGACCTACCGGTCCTACTGAACTTCTAAGTTCTGAATTGGTTGGATAAGAATAAAATATTTGTGCAGTATAATAAGCAACATTTGTCCAATTGACTTGTGAATATGTATTGACAATATCTGAAGGTCCAACCGGTAATGCGAATACTTGTAATGTATCTGTATATCCTGTTGGTGATGCAAACTTTGTATTAACCGTATTGATTTGTTGTTGAACATAGTTAATACGTTGATTATTAGAATTATAAAATTGTAATACCAAAAAGTCTGTTTCCATTACTTGTCTATCACCGGTCTGTCCATTTAAAAACCATAACACATAGTTATCATCTTCTTGAACAAATTGTATACGTGGTGCATCAGTTAAAAATCTTGATGTCTCACTATATTGTGGTAATGTAGGATTGTCCATAAGGTATTGACTCATTGGACTTAATCGTCTATTAGCATTGATTGTATTGATTGTACTACCGGTTCCCATAACGGTTCCAACTTCTTGGTCAAAGTTTGGTAATATGTAATGGTCTTCAAATTGAAAAGAACCACCGACATAATCAAAGTATTGACCGGTATTGGTAAAACCTGATGCTGTAAATCCTGTGGATGCAGTTGAGAATGGTATGTCTGTATAATGGTTTAAATTATTTGTTGGGCTACCGGTATATTCTGTAACAACTTGTGTACCATTTAAATATTGATAACCATACTTATAATTTGCTTTAACATTATTTGGGTATGGATTTTGTATATTAATTGTATTGTTTGTTGTAAACCAATCGTTTTTATAATAGTATCCATAATGTTCTGTTGCAACATAATTAGACATGTAACTGTATGGTCTCAAATTAAATCTGTATGTAAAAGTTGCGTCCGACTGTAGTACATCAAATGGAACCAAAGCCATTCTTCCAACCTTTTCATCATTACCATATAGGTCAACGTTTAGTTGCATTGTTGATTCATAGGTTGAACCGGTTAAAACAACTTCATATGTCGCACCACGTTGGTAAATCATATCGGTACTTCGTCTCAGTTGAGAGTTATTGTTTAAACCGTTTGCGTATAATTGTGGGTATCCAAATGCCATCTTAAATTCCTTCTATTGTTGTTATTAAATCGTCATACGTTGCTTCTTCAAGAAGTGTTAGTATTTCGTTATTGTCTAATATATTTTCTATCGCTACGTCCAAGAAATTAGATGGTCTTACACCAAATCTATATATATTTCTTTGAATAACATAGGCAAACTGAGTAATCTCAAAAGATTTATATTTACCCGTTGATTTTTGTCTATTGAATCCTCTAGCACGAATCCAAGCCATCAATTTACTTATTTCAACTTCGGTTCCTTTTGGTTGACCATCTTGAACTTCTTTCCAATAATCAGCCATTTCAATTAATAATGCCATACCATAACTCCTCTGTACCGGTGTAACTGTTACACTATTGTATAAATTACCTGTGGCAATTTTATTACCTTTCTTGGTACCTTTAACACCATAAGGATAACGCTTCTCTGCCAGTGCGTTCTGTATTTCTTTCTTAACTAATGGGGCTATCTGTTCTAAGTTCATTAGTTTTTATTTTTAAGCAATATATGTACCTGATGATGTAAACGTATGAACCGTAAAACTACCTGATGTGGTAACTGTTCCACCGGTTCCTTTTTGTGTACCATCATATTTTATTATTGTTATACCACTACCACCTGGTCCACCATATGTAGAACCACCTCCACCGCCACCACCTGTGTTGGCTGTGCCACCATCACCACTAAATGAATCTGTTCCATTTCCACCTCCACCTGGTCCACCTAAACCGCCGGTAACTGCACCTCTTCCACCACCACCTCCTGCATAATATGTTCCATACCATAATGAACCTGAACCACCTGCACCTCCATTATTACAATTTGCACTAAGTTGTCCTGCTTGAGATGCTCCACCTCCACCACCACCGTTACTATCACAATCTCTTCCTTCACCACCATCAAAACCTTGTCCTGATGTTCCTGTACCAGGTGTTCCATTTGCAGTATTACTTCTATAACCACCACCACCTGAACCACCATTTGAACCTGTTCTTGGTGCACTATTATTTGCACCTATACCACCACCTATGGCAGTATAAATATTAAATGTGCTATTTTGTCCATTACTACCAGGATTAAAACTACCTCCATCACCAACAACTATTGGATATGAAGTTGATGGTGTTAATAATAATGAACCACTTATTAATCCACCGGCACCACCACCGGCACCTCTATTTCCACTTCCACCACCAGAACCACCACCTGCAACAAGAAGAAATTCTGCTGTGTATGTTGATGAAGATTCTTGTCTATATGCAAAAGGTGCGAATATCATATTATACTAAGTTTTTAACTGATGCTAAGTAAAGTGTTGAATTATCAAACGATACTAAAGTTATTATGTCTGTGCCGGTCGTTGTTGTTGGTACATATGATGAACCACTTACTTGGTAAACAGACGATGGGAATGTAACTGTTCCACTACCGGTAGTTGCTAATTTAATATTAATAGTTTGACCCGCTTTAATATTACTTGGATTGATATGAGTTGCTGAACCCGATACCAATTGTAATGTAAAGAAGTTACCATTATTTAAATTAAGTGATGCAGTTTGAGAACTGATTGATAACGTATTTACATTACCATTTACAGAACCGGTAATACTTACTGAACCACTAACAATAAGTGAACCTGTAATTGATTGTGTTCCACCTATTGAACCGGTAGTAATTAAACCAGTAGTGGTAGCAACCGCAACACCGTTAAGTGTTAATGAACCTGATACGTTAACTGAACCTGTAAAGTATGAATTACTATTACTGTCAATTCTTAAACCATTTCTTCTACTACCTACCGCCGTTCCTGTACCAACTACAAATATTGTATCTTGTGAACTTTCTTGTAGTGAACCTGTGGCGTTAAATCTTCCAAAGAACGCTGAACCACCTTCACCAAAATGTGAAGCCGATACCGCTAAGTTACTACCAAATATAATGGCCTCTCTTAATTGAGAATTTGATGATGAAACAAATGATGATGAAACAATAATATTACCACCACCAATTATATTATTTGAAATATTTCTTGCCGTATTTGATGATTGTGAACCCGATGCATATATCACTAATGTTGCACCTTGTGTACCACCAGCAAAAATATTACTTCCAATGTTTAAATTATTCTGTGCTATTCCCGAAGAACTTAAATGGTTATTTACTGTTATTAGTCCATTTCCAAAATTATTTGTAAAGGTTATTGAACTTGAAACGTGATTTAATGTTATTGTACCATTTAATATATTAGTATTAAAAGTTGGTCTAAGGTTTGTAACAAAGTTCTGTGTTGATGTAGTACTTGCACCCTCTAAAAAATTATTAGATGCGTTAATTGAACCACTATTATGATTAATTGTTAATGTGCTACCATTTAAAATATTTTGATTAATAGTAGGATGACCACCCGTTAATGAGGATGTGGTAAATTCCATCCTTATTGCGTTAGGGCCATTAATTATATTACCCTGAGTTTTAGGGAATAATTGTGAGTCTGTGTTTAAATATATACCTCCTTGATTTGTATTAATAATATTATTTGAACCTGATATATAACCTTGTTGAGTTGCGGTACCAGAAAAATTGGTTGCTCTAACTTGTGGTAAGGCAACAATATTATTACTACCAGTAATTCTTAATGAACCTGTATAATTTGATTGTGTTGATTGTGGTGCATTTGCACCAGGATTATCTCCCCAACCTAATATAATGTTAGCCTGTCCCGCCTCTGAACTTGTTAAATACAATTCAGGTTGTACGGTTGTGTTATTTGATACCAATGATACACTACCACTTCTAACATTTAATGAACCGGTAATACCAATATTGTTTGTTGTGTTATAGAATGAACCGGTCTGTGCGAATGGACTTCCTCCACTACTACCTGATGAACCTGAACTACCGGCAGTACCATCAGTTCCTGATGTTCCTGACAATCCTGAAGAACCTGCGGTACCGTTAGTACCATTAACACCTGATGTACCATTAGCACCGGACGTTCCACTTGTACCCGATGGTGTACTTGTTATAATAAATAATATATTATCATTACCATTAAATTGATGTGTTGCAGAAAGCAATGTAATTGCATAAGTCCAATATGTTGTATTATCTGTTTTTGTTCCTAATTGCCATACTTGATAATTAGATTGATTTGTCTTGTCTTGTATTGTGATAACTGAACCAACACCTAAGTTTCCTAAAAATATATCAATATTATTATTTTGTTGGTCTTGGTCACTTACATTTAAAAATGTTGCACCGGTTTGTGGTGCTTGATTCCAAGTAATATATCCTGCACCAGGGTTACCACTTGTTGAAACTGTTTTTGCTTGATAATTAAAAAATGAGTTAGATACGCCTGATGTTCCATTAGTTCCATTTGTTCCATCAATTCCTGATGAACCTGAACTACCTGATAATCCACTACTTCCTGATGTTCCATCAATACCGTTTGTTCCATTTGTTCCGTCTATTCCACTTGTACCTGATGTACCGTCTACTCCTGATGTTCCATCTATTCCACTTGTACCGCTACTACCTGATGTACCGGCAGAACCTGATATATATTGTTGCAATTCATTAGCAACGTTTTGATAAGTGTCATACATCATTACACCACTACTACTAAATGTAGTAATATAAGAACCGGTATTTTGTTCTATTCCTCCTCGTGAAACATCTATTTGGTCTGAGTAGAATGTACCTGATTGAAATAATGAACCGGTAACTTTTACTATTGATGATGATACAACTAATTCATTACCTGCTACAATATCAATACGATTAACCGTACCGTAATTATCTACCTTAACATATGTTACATCATTACCAACAAATAATTGTCCACCACTTGCTGTGATGTGAGTATCAGTTGGAGAGGTATTATAAACTTCTAAGTATCTTGGGTCTGATTGATTTGGTTGAATTAATACACTGCCGGTACCAACGATGTCTGTGGAATGTAATGAACCACTAACATTTAAAATACCTTTAACGTGTGTATTGTTTGGACCGTATCCAATAAAGATGTCACCTTCTCCACCGTCATCGTTAAAATGTAATGTTCCACCACTTAATGTTGAAAAATACAAGGCACCTGATGGAACATTTAAATAATTAAACGCATTGTTATCCCAAATAATCGGACCGGTTGTTTTAATTGAACCGGTGATATTAACATAACCACCTTCAGCCCATACAGAAATATTATCAGTATTTTGAAGTATTGGTGTATCAATTGATGTTGTTACATATAAAGCACCGGATACAATTGTATCTCTATATGATGTTACATTTGTATCATTAAGAACAAAATTATCACCGTAATTATTAATACCAAATCTTATTGACGCGGTACTTTCATTATGGAAATGAAATGTTCCATTATTGTCACCCCAAAAACTTAATACAGAACTACTTGTTGAGAATGTATCGTTAAAGTATCTACCAATCCAAGGTCCGTCATTATTTGCGTGAATAGATAATAATGCATTATCAACCGTACCTACCGTTGAACCATCAAGTGTTATATGACCTTCACTACCTGTTATTAATTGATTACCTATAAAAGTATTACTGCCGGTCGTTGCAAATGAACCTGTGTCAATTGCTGAACCTGTAATAGGTTGTCCATTAACAGTAAAAGAACCGGTAATGTTTACCTGTGTTTCACTTATTTGTATTGGTAAGTTATCACCAAGTCCATCTTGTAAGTATTGAAGTGAACCACTCACCCCGTTGTATGAGTTAGCAAACTTTACCAAACTTGGGTATGTTTGATTTATAAACTCATTAGTTAAATTTCCCATATTATATTGTGTTCATATTTTTTTATACTTTATCCCAAGCTATACCGACATCTTTCCATAGTTCTTGAAGTTGTTCCCAAGTGTATGATGTAAATGGTAATTCCGGTAATACGCATCTATTAAAATCAAATTTCTGTGTTATACTTACATTCAAAACCCATCCACAAAGTGATGTCTCCCATTCTTCAAGGTAGGGGTCTACCGTTGCATTCCAATCTGCCTCATACTCAGATAAATACATCTTTGTAAATAAGTCTTTGATAATTTCCAATGTGTCTGATAATACTTCAGCTTGGTTGGAATTGTCTGTCTTTAACTTATCTACCATAAATACTTGATAACTTATGTGCATGTGGTTAGGGTCAAACCTTGTAACCTGCGGCGTAATATACATTCTCGGGTACAATGGTTCCTCTTTCGTGATTACATCGTTTGTAATCTGTGTATGGTCTCCAAATCCAAATGAATTGATTTGATAATGTAAATCAGCAAACGCTTGAAAGTCTCTGATGATTACCCGGTACGATTCAAACGATTGGTCTTCAGGGAATCCATATCCAAACTCAATTGGAATAACGCATATGTTATAATCAAATGGCATTGACATAGAAATGTTTAGCGTGTTACCCGCTAAAATTGTCTCGAAGCGTTCTGTAAAGGGGTGTATCTCCGGCGACCAATCTCCAACAATAAAGTTGGAGAAGTATCCTTGTTCTTCTGTATATGACTGATAGAATATGGTCCATATATCTTTACATGTTTCCATTGTATCACTCAATACATCGCTTAAGTTAGATTGGTCTTCGTTAACTCTGTCAAGTATAATTACCGCAAAATTATAATGTATTTCATTTTGTTTAAGGGTAACTGTGCCGGGAACCACATAGCATCTTGTATAGCGTGGTTCCTTTTTTGTCTCTACATCGTTTGTAATCTGTGTTATATCTCCAAACCCAAATGAATTTATTTGAGGGTGATTATAGGCAACTTGACTAAAGTATGTAAGTATTTGTTTATAGTTTAACATCTTATATATAAATATAAAAAATCCTAATTAGTTTTTTAACGATTGTTGTTTGTGCTGTCTTTCTATTTCTTTATCCAACGCAAGTAGATAAGCGAGTTGGTTTAAGACTTCGATAATCTTTTTCTTAAAGACTTTATCATGTTCATTGACGTTGTTATTTGTAAGTCTATTAACGACGACGTACCATCCAAATCTTTTTTCAAAAGTAAGTTCTTCAGGTTCTTCCGGTTGGTCCATAATAGTTTTATCGCGAACCATTCGTTCATAATCCTCTGTTTCAAAGATATTGGGGTAGAGGTGAAAGACATCCTTGCGAACTTGATAAAAAAAAACTGGCCACCTAACGGATACTTAATATCTAACTTATTTTTGAAGAGTTCTGACCGGTCGGTTAGTGACTCTTGGTTATATGGTTCTATCTTAAAATTATGTTTGTTCTTCTCAGATATTATTGGCCGGTATAGTATTGCGGCAATGATATGTTGATAGTCCATTATCTCCTCGGCTTTCTTTGTTAACAATGTATCAAGGTCAGCAAACTCTGCAAAGGTTAATTCTTTATACGATGGGATAAAACCGTAATGCTTGCCATCTAATTCAAACCGGTCATACAATGGATAGTTATCCTTAGGAAATAAAGAAAACACCTTAGCCGCAAGGAATGACACCTTGTAGTTCTTCTCAGCAAGTAGATGTTCTACCGGACAATCAGTTACTATACTGATAACCTTTGCGTTCATGTACTCATCCTCAAATAAGTCTTTTACTTTGAATATCTTTGTGTAATGGTCTATTGTAAGAAAGTCCGGTATCTTATACTCAACTCCTTTTAATTTAAATTCTACCTCTGTCATATTAATAAGTCATAATTGCATACCTGCCGGTTGATACATTCTTTATTTCCCAATACATGCGGAACATTAGTGCATCACTTAAATCGGGTGACTTACCTAATACCTTTTTCTGTTCGTCTTTGGATATAACTTGTATCTTATTATCTTTATCTACGTCCTTTAACCGGACTGTTAATAGTTCTTGTGTTAGTTCTTCTACTATCGCACTGTCTAATACATTGATACTAATCTTACCTTCTCTTATCATGTCAGAAAGCTTAACGTAGCACTGTGCTTTTAAATTGGCAAAGTTCTGTTTGTGTAATGGTGAGGAGTTATTGACAAATGCTACGCACTTAAGCGTATCGATTACACCGGCGCCCAAACCATCACTATCACCGATAACTTGAGATGGATGTATTCCGTGCTTTGCAATAAGTTCTTTAATGTTATTTGATAGTTCTATTGTATCAAGTTTCTTATACCGGACAATCTCTACCACTGTCAATCCAACCCATACAATGGCGATACTTGTATCATTACCGAATCGGGCCACATCGACTGATATGTATTTCTTATCTGCCGGATTGGGTGCTGTCTTATAAGAACATGCAACAATGTCATCATAGTCAAATAACTTACCAATCTCATCTGTAAAGAACCAGTCACCATATAGTAATCTTTTCTTCTGTTCTGCCGGTAAGGTCTGTAACATATCAATGTAATCTTGACTAACGTATGGGTTGTCTGTGATTAGTGATTGAATGAATACCTTACTCTCAGGTAGATTACCTTCTTGAAATGGTATATAGAATATACGTTTAATATAGTTATTGCCGGGGTTACAGGTTAATATAATCTTAGGTATTAAACTATAATCAGTTAGTTTGTATCTTATCCTTGACTTAAGAATATTATAGCATGTCTCTGATATTTGCGAAGCTTCATCTACCCCCACAGCGGTTACCTCATATCCCTGTAATCTTTCGTAGTTAGGGTCTGAAGGGGTATACTCAAGGTTCTTTAATATAATGATTGAGTTATTAAATAATTTAACCGTATTGTCTTGTCCATTATAATTAAAGTGTTTGTCCGGTTTTAATCCCATATCCTTTAATACTTGGAATAGAGTTACCAACGTGGTTTGTTTTAATGTATGTAATACAGACCGGCCTAATATATATCTTGTATCTGTATATTGTACCGCCATTGTTGCGATAGCAAGACATAATAGATAACTTTTCCCGCCGGATACCCCTCCACCGAAGCAGACTTCTGATGTCTTCTTGTCGAATATATATTCCCAACACTCTGTCTGTCTTTTACTTAACTTAATATCAGGCATAAACGAAGTTTTTTACTTATCAAGTACTATGTTTATTGATATTGGGTTACCACCGGATGTTACATCTAGTTTAACCGGTGTCTCTATATTATATAATTTATTTAGTACGGCAAGTGTTTCCAACTCAACCTTTCTATTATTATTCTCACGGCATCTCTTTAACAGGTCGTGTAACCTCGAGAGTTGGTCATTTAAGACACTTTCTCTCTCTTGACTGAACCTTTCCTTCAACCGGTCTTTTGCGTCCTTGTAGAGGGTTTCTGATTGTCTTGTTGATATATTAAATCTTCTTGATGCTTCCTTACGAAATTCACTAAAACTTAGGGTATCATAAAGTATCATTTCATATACTTCAACCATTCTTTCTTCATACTGTGCTTCGTTCGTCTTACGACCGCCGGCACCTTTTAATTCTTCTTCCATTATAAATTTTTGTCTATATAAGTTTTTAATCTTCTTGATTGTTTATTTGAACAACTTGAACAACTAAAGTCAAAGTCTTGATTGAATAAGAAATTATATATCTTATTAATCATTTCTTTGTGAGGTGTTATATCTTTGCTACCTAATTCAAGGTATGCTAATTTAATATCATCCATTGTTGGGATATATATATTTTCATCAATCACCGGTGGTAGTTCGGTAGTTACTTTGTTTTTACACGATTTACACTTTGCCATATTAATCTTCGTTATGTGTTGGTTCAATATGATGATAATCATCAAGGTTATTACTCCAATCTGTTAGTTGTTGAGAATGAAGTTCTTCAGGTGTTTTGGGCACCGGTGTTGGTTGTGGTTTGGGAACAGGGTGTCCACCCTTACAATTACAGGCCATGTTATAGTGCATTATAGTATTTCATAACTTCTTGTTCTTGTTTTTCAATCAAGGTTTGTTGAGTTAATATTATTGGTTCAAATATTTTGGGTTGAGATGCTTTTAATCTATTCTCTTCTGCTTTCATATTAATATATTGTTCCATTTCTTCAGGTCTTGGAAAACCTACCTTTTTAATTACAGACTTTATTTTCTTATCGTTCTGTCTTCTTTGTCTTCGGTTCATACTAATCTATTATTAATATTGGTAATTATTTTATTCTTTATTTCTTTTATCATTCTTGCCACGGATGTGACCGGTATTCTTGTTTGTTTGGATACCTTCTTTAAAGACCCGTGGACAATATATAAATCAAATAGTGACTTCTCAATCCATTCAAGGTCACCGTATTCTTCTTCTAATATACATAAATAATTCTCCTTTTCCAATTCTAGTTGTTCATCCTCATATACAATATCAAATGCATGTTGAATAATCTGTATCTCATCATTTGTTTCAATGCTTTCCTCCTCGTAGTCAAACTTATCGTTAAACAATGATAAGTATGTCTGTGCTTCTTTTCGTATGTTATAGTAGAACCTTGATGTCTTTGAGTAGAAGTTTATTCGTAGTATTGCGGTAATAAAGTATTTTATATTCTTATCATCATATTTCTTAAGTTTTATTTCATCCTTCTCATATAATTGTAATACAACTTCATGAAGAAGTTCTTGTGATAGTTGATGATTATTGGTTATCTTATTCGATATTTTCAATAACTCATAATAATTATTTGATATATACGTATTAATATTACAGTTCATCCACCATTTTTAACATATCTCTTAGTATGGCGCACGTTTCGTAATTCTCGTTCTTCTCATACTGGTTTATTGTAAGCTGTAATAAATCTTTAAAACCATCAGGATATGTGTATAACTTTCCAAATGATAGTGTCAATGCATGTGTCATTGATTTTATTGAGGCCAAACATACTATTCTTTTATCATTTTCCGATAAGGTAATATATTCACTCGGTAATATTTCTTCAATCTTAATCTCTGAATTTGACTTTTTTGCCATGATGAAAGAATTTATATAACGCTGTTTTATTAACGCCGGTATCAATTGATATTTGATTTATGGTAATCCCTTGTTCTCTTAAATATATAATCTTTGACCAAATATCCAAGTGTTCAATTTCTTTGAGTCTTTTTTCCTGTTCTAAGCGTTTGTTTTTTATGATACCAACGAATGTACCGTCGGGGTTCTTAAACCCCTCCTTGTGCCAACGACCGGTCTCTGGTACGAATGTAAAGCCAAGTGCTTCCATTAGTTCAAAGCCATCTATCTTTTGTTGTTCTGATATATATGTATTGGGTCTAACAAGAACTACTTCACCTTTATTTATTCTCTTGGTGTATTTTCCTTTTTCTTTTTCAATTCTCGATGTACATACCTTACATACTTTACGGCGTCTATCGTTTGCACTAAATGAAGCATAGTTGGGGAAGTCTGTATATACTTTTGTTTCGTTACACTCCAAGCATACTCTTGGTTTGACTAGTTTCTTGTATTCTCTATTTGCTTCATAGTAACAGGTATTACACACGTGACGTGTATATGTGTTACCGTTCTTCTTGTGGATATATGATGCAAACTCTTCTATTGTTTTTAACATTCTACATTTGGTGCACTTTCGTGTCATATATATAAATAGTTTGTTTTTTTTGAAAAGTCGTTATGTGATAAAAAAAATCTCCTGCTGGTTTTGGAAGCTTTAACCGGTGGCAGGAGATTATATATTAATTAAACCTATTAATAAATATAGTTAATTATGTTTATTTCGTAAAGCTTTTAATCTATTTTCCATTACATAGTTGGAATACATCTCAACTAATCTTGATGCCGGTATTAAAAACCCATGTCCAATGTAATCAGTATCGTTCTTCTTGGTATCAGTTAAATTAAGTCTAACCCTGTTATGGTATAGATATAATATAAACTCTGTTGGAACTGATATTAACAATTCATTTACATTATATGTTTGTAATACTGCTTCACTGGTTAATATACCTGAGTTGAAGTAATTACCTTTCACCGTCATTGCATATTCAACAAAGAAGTTATCAGTTAATAATGCTGATTGTTGGTTCTTAAACTCATGTGTACTTGAGATGAATTTATTCACTGCGTTAACTGATGGTAATTCAAATTTTGAGAATAAGTTCTCTGTGTTAATTTTGGCTTGGATGGGGGATAAGTCAATATCGTACTTTCCGTCATCATTCATTATAAGTATTTTCATACTAATAAATATGAAAACTTGTAATAAAAACCGTTTTATAATAAAATTAATTTTACGTTGTACTATTCCTCCATTAATAACCAGTGTTCTGGTATTGTTACCGGTAATACATTGTGAAAGCGAATGATGTGGTCATCAACAGTTGTTCTTTGTGATGCCGGTAGTTCTAGTAAAGATTGTAGATATTCATTCTTTTCTTCTTTACTAAAAGAATAGAAAGTATTAATACCTATCTTTCCTTCTCTAAAGTGTTCTTGTGGTAATGGTGTTATCTTTTTCATATATATATAAATATAATTAAAAATTCTCTAGTACTAGTATCTAGTTTAGTACTCTAGTATCTAGTACTTAACTAGTATCTCTATCACTACGTTAGTAGTGTAACATCTCGAGATTGGTCATAGGAACTCCTTACCATTATAATACCCTATATATGATAGAATATTGTAACGGGAGTACCCCACATCAACAGAACATCTGTCGACAGGTATCTTAGTTTCAGTGAAAACTTAGACTTGGGACCTGCTTACGAACTTCACTAGTCCGACATATTTTACATCCTTTCCCTTTGTAGTGATGCTGCGCTTTAATATGTTCCTCGTACTCTAACGCTGTAATCTCCACCCGACCGGTTAACCCTGAAAGTGGTACATATAATAAATACTTGTAGTCTCACCAAAATCCTTAGATAGGTGAATATATTTGAAAATATATGTAAAATATTTGGTAATACAAAATATTGTTATAATTTTGTAAAACATTTAAACAAATAAAACAATGGCTAAAAATTATCAAGAATTACCTTTAGGGTTTGACAGAACACAATTGTACAAGGAACAAGTACAATATCAAATCACTCGTTCTGCCGCAATGGCTGCGGTATTAGATTTTGCAACATTAAATGGCATCAAAATGACATTAGCTGAAATGATGGCACTTGTTGAGAAATACATACTATTTATAGAAACGGGTGATAAGAGTTGGATTAAAAAAGTTGATGAATATTTTAAAGAAAGAAATGAAAAACTTCAAATTTTTTAAAGGAGAAAAAGAATTAGTATTGGAAAACAATATACTATGGGAAAGAATTGATTATCTTGAAGAAGAGAACAAAAGATTAAGAGAACGCATTCAAGAATTAATTATTGCATTCGTTGATAATCCCGAATAATTTAAGTATACTTGTTATGTGATGTGGTTTTATCATATACCCATCATAATAGAAGTTTAAGATTTTTAATTAATAAACCCCATCTTTTTTAAGGATGGGGTTTTTTGTTTCTAAGACATTATTTTTATGAGTTGGTATGATTGTATTGCCATAGCAATAATAATCCAACACAGGACAACTCTGTAAGTCCAGAGGTACAATTTACTTATTCTTCCATTGGCTGTAGCAAATACCTGCCGACTGTTCTTGTCCATATTCGTCAATGATTGATGATATACATCTTGATATATATGTTTGTTCTTCTTCACCTGATTCCGGTGTTGGAATTACAAACTTTTGTTTTGATTGGTTTTCTTTAATTGGTACACAGTTTGGAACGGTTCTACCATCCTCAGTTACTTTTACTCCAATTGGTTCATACCCTTCCCAACAATTATTTTCTATTTTATCGTCTTCCGCCATTTTATTTATTGGTGGTTTTTGACTTGCTAGTATTTCTTTGCGTAATTTAATTAATTGAGTAAACTTGTCCATTAGTATTTGTTTAAAGATAATCTAAATAATGTTTGTGCGACTAACTTTGTTATTTCATCTATTTGGTTTTGTTGAAATGAATAAGGGAAAATAGTTTTTCTTTCAGTATCAATGTACTCAAATAACCCTTTGAAGTATAATACAACAGTATCACAATCTACATAGTCTAAAATTGGTTTAGTTTGATACCCTATTATTCTTGGTGATATACCTTCTGTACTTTCTACAAGTCCATCAACTAAGTCTACTATCTCATCGTAGTAAGTGCCTAAAGCATCATGTACCGCAAATGAGTCAGTTTGATGGTGCCACACTTTTGATTGAGTATGTGATTGGTGTAGGATTGATATAAATTCTGCCGGTGTTGCCATACTATTTTTCTTTCATTAATTTAAATATTTTATTTTTTAATTCTTTAACTAATTTTTCTGATAACATTTTACAATCATAAGATTGTTTATTTTCATCAATAATGCCTAAAGCAATGTGTAATTCAATTAATTCTCTTTCAATAAATTTCATTCTATTCTTTAATTATTTTTTTACTTCTTAATTGATTATTTTCTTTTTTTAAACTATCAATAGTTGCTTCCAATCTTACCACATGCATAGTAAGTTCGTCAACCTTCTTTGATAAGTCATCTATTATAACTTGATAAATCTTTATAGACTTCTCAAGGTTATCGAGTTGTGTTCCCTCAATATCCGCTTTATTTTTTCGATAACCGACAACGTATCCAAGTGCGGTTGTTAATATTGTTATTATTATCTGTTCCATATTAGATTCCTATACATTCAGGACAATTCCAAAACGCCGTTAATTGTTCACTATATACTTGTCCATTACCACCGCCGGAAAATCTTCCGTATTGATTTAAGTCCCAACCGTGTCTTGATGCTTGTGGTAAAGAAATTGATGGTATGTAACCAGCTTGTTTGTTGCTTATCATTCCATCTATTGAATTTTGTTGTAAATACAATGGGAAAAGATTTTGACCACGTCCTATGGTGAGATAATCCTGAAGTCGCATTAAATAGAACCGAGAACGTTGTGCTTGCAATCCTCTAAGATACTTAAAGGTTTCTGTGTCAACTGCCGTAGCGTTCTCCATCTCACCGGTTACAATACCTCTGTTCATAACTCTAAACTGAATTGATGACATAGATTGGTAATACGCCTCCTGAATTAAAAATTTCGAGATGTACTCATTTACTAATGTCAATTCATCTGCATTAAATGTTGAACCCGTTGATGTAACTTGTGACAATAAATGGTCATAAAACTTTGTTCCCAATACCGGTTGAAGAGATACATCTTGGGCAATTTCAACGCTTGCTTTTAGCAAATTTATGTCAACATTGCGATTGATATTTGTAAAATCCTTTAATTTAGTTTCTGAAATTAATAGTGCACCCATATTATATATTGTCTAATTCACTTAACCATACACTACATTCTTCTTCTGTTAATCCATATCCTGAAGTTAACATCTGCATAGCTTGGTCTTTTGTTATTTTTCCATTTTCGTAGTTCCTTACTATCCTCATTAAATTTTGAAACTCGCGTCCTTTTAATGCTTTAAGATTTTCGTTAACCGGTGCCGCACTTTCTACTGTTGTAACGGGTGCTGAACCTGCTGCCGGTGCTTCGTTAATATCCCCTGTCTCAAATATTGATAACGGCTTAACTTCTAAGTTTGTTGGCTTCTCACTAAATAATGATAACAACTTCTCAAAGTTTGGTAGTATCTCATTGATGTACGGAATTATGCACGATTTTCTGAAAAATTCTGCGTGGTTAACAATGTCATCTTTACTAGTTAAACCTGTTGCTGTACTAACGCCGAATAACTCACCGGAGCTTATACGATGCCCGCTAAGGATAGTACTTGTCACGTCAGTATAAAGACCCGCATAGTAGCCATCGTTGTCATTTCGAGGTATCTGTACAATGTCAGGTGCCTGTTCTTTGCTTTCATTGAAAGATATAATTGCTTGTCCACCTTGGTCTGAACCTGAAAACTCTGAGAATAAACTACGAGTAATTACACGTTGTTCCTCGATGGATGGAATGCCATTATGGAAGCTAAAAAATAAACTTGGTGACATACCACGTCTTAAGTTGTTTTGATGAAAGTTCTTAATCTCAACATCAATTGCTATTGCTGCGAGTGCACCAGAATAATCAGGAACCGGATAATAGGTTTGATTTGGTTGATAACATTTGTAAACATATAACTGAGTTGGGTCTTTTTCTTTTTGATTAAAAGCTTTAATTTCAACCGGCGGGAACTTCCTAACATTTGTCCAATCAGGCGAATAATAATAACAGTCAACATCGTCGTCATCGTTTAATTTACCCATTCTTATTCTTGACATATCCATATGGTACATCTCAGCAATTTGTTTTCGGTCATTAGACCATATAACTTGTACAGCAAAAGCACCCATTATAAGAAAATCGAGTGTACACTTACGTATAACCTCTTCAATATTTTCTTTACCATTAACCAAATGTACCATTGCCATTGGGTTATTTTGTGATACAATACCATCACCCATAATTTGGTTCATCTTGGAAACAATTACAGCTTTATGTATTGCACAATTGTTGTATTGGTCTAGTAAGTAGTTTGGCATCAAGTTCGATTGCCCCCAATATACATAGGGTTTTTGAGTTATAATTTCTGTAAAGATTGGTGTTGATGCTAATTTAAATTCAGCACGCTGAAACCTTGGTGGTTTCTCTGCCGGTATTAATGAACTGTTTTCTATTTCTTTCATATTATTCTTGTACGTAAATGTAGTTACTATCCGTTTCGTCAGGACTTATGTATTCTATAAACGGCGTTGTTTCACCATTCTGACCATCAACAATTGCAATTCCGATAAATACATTATCTGTACCGTCACCATATATATTCAAATCGTATTGACCCAAATAAATTAAATCACTATTTTGAAGATTAATTGTAACTTCACAATATCTTATATTCTGAATATACTGTTGCGGATTGTTTGTATATACTGTGTATGAATTAGTAAACCTCGACATGATGTGAGTGAATACTAATGTATATGATGTATATACCGGTCTTGCATTGTTGTTAATGTTAAGGGTTAAGTTATTAACTTGTCCTTGTTGAATGTATA